TATAACTGTTATCATCCTAAATAATTTTTCATTCTTTCTGTCCAAACTTCTTGCGAAAAAAGTTCTTTATAATTTTCTTTTGCTGTTTTAGAGCATTTATCATAAAACTCTTTATCTTCTCTTAACATAATTGCCATCTCTCTTGCACTTTCCAAATCATGCACCATTACTGATGTGGCTGGGTGACATAACATTTGAGTATCCACATCCATATTTCCAATACAAGGGATTCCGAAGTATGCACAATTGAGAGCGAATGTACCAGCCGCCACCGTTGGCATCATATGAACACTATATTTGAATGTTGATAAATTTTGCATCCATTCATTCCACATCATACGAGGTAAGTGATTTAAATTGTCAACTACATTTTCATTCTCTCTCATAGCGTGTGATGTTTGAGCCCAAATAGGAACTTCAAAATTACCAGCTATCATATAACTTTCAAACCCACCATACCATCTTGCGAAGTTACCACCTATAATTACCTTATCTTCTTTTCTAAGTACGATATCTTTGATTAGAGTATCAATCATTAGTGTACCAATAGGTCTAATTGGTTTGTTTGGAAATAACCCTTTATAATACATTACATCACTATCATTGTGAGTAAAGATTGAATCGCAAGATTGTAAGAAATTAAAGAAATAAATTTGGTCTGCTATCTCATAATCATTATACCACCAATGAGGTCCCTCTTGAATGTAATGAACTTTAGTATTACCCTTTTCTTTAATTCTACCAACAATATCTTGTCTAAGTAATTCAGAAGCTGGATTAACTCCACTTATCAATTTACTACCTTCAGAACTTAAGAATGTTTTACCTTTTGGAAATATAATGAAGACATGGTCATAACCTGTCAAATTTTTATCCGCACCAAACAAATGAATATTATAATGGTCAGCATCTAAAGCATGCATCCAAGCAAATTCCGTTCTCATATTTGGATGATTAGCTGGAACTTTACCAACAAATCCCATTTCAGTTAAAAATGCTATTTTAGATTGTATCATAATAAGCGTTTTGTTTTTCTTGTCTTTCAATTTGCTTATGGTGATATATACAATAATCTTCTTCCATAGGAAGTACTGAAAGTGTATTGTATCCTACAATTGTTTCATGTACTTTTTTCTTCCATTCTATTTCAGATGTTCTTCTATAAATTCTTGTTTGATAATCAGGAAAATTTACCCAACCTTTTTCATTAACTTTCCATCCCCATTTTTTAATATGGGTTTCGGTTAATCCTTCAACGGTATTAATACGTGGTACGAAAAAAAGGTCTACATCTTTATTATATTCTAAAAAATCGGTAAGGTTTGATACCAAATATTCGGATGGAATTTCATCCGCATCTATTTGAAATATAAAAATACCATTTGCATTATTTTTTAAATTATTTTTAAAAGAAGCAAAATCATTGTTAAGAGGAAATCCAATAACTTTTATGTTCGATTTATGTAATTGTGATAAGATTTCTAAATAATCTTTTACAGGTTTTGTAACCGAAGCGGAATCATATTGAATTAATATCTCATCTTCAGATTTAATACGTGGTTGTAGGAAGTTTATCAATTTAGTTATTTCTTCCAATTCGTTACAAACAGTAACGGCATAAGTAACATTTATCATAGCACAAATATAATACTTTTTTCTCAAATTACCAAATGTAATTTATGTATATGTATATATAGATATAAATATAAGAAAGTATAATAAAACGATAAAAAAACCCGAATTTAAGTTCGGGTTTCAGGAATAATATTTGCGGATATTGTTAAGTTTGGACCACTCAGTTGTATCGGTTTATCTGATGAGCCAAATGGGTTATATAATAATTTAGGATTTATAGTCATTACACTTCTATTTGAGGTATAATCTTCATATAATCCGGTTGAATATATTGCACCACCAGCTTTATTAGTTATAACTGATTTTATTGCCGATGGCTTTGCTTTAGGTGTTGTTTCTAAATACAAAGCAACCACACCTGCTACTTGTGGTGCTGCCATTGATGTCCCATTAATGTTTGTTTGTCTATAAGATGCGTTCCAATAATAATTTTGAGAACCAGCCCCCCAACTATTTGTAGTAGAAGTACAACTCATAATATTTGTACCAGGTGCAAATACATCAACTCCTGGTCCAGTTTCGCTATAAGTTGCTTTTTGGTCTAATGTTGAACTAAATACAGTACTATCCATTGCTCCAACTATTATAGAGCCACTATTATACGGAGATGAACCTTGATGATAATATACGGTTCCGGTATTAGTTATTGCAAAATTAGACCAATCCGAACCACTATATATTTCAATTTTATGTGAACGATTTCCTGCTGCGATTACTACATGAATTCCGGCATCAACCATTTCTGCAACATCGGTATCTACTGAAGCGATTCTAACATTTGTTATATATGTTGTACTATCTCCTGTTATATTTAGTAATCCAAACGCAGCCCTTTCTCCAGTAGTATCTATTGACGCGCCCGTATATGCCGTACCTTTATAATTTACTTCCGAAACTGTATCATATCCGGCTCCATATCCCCAACTCATATTAACTACGGTTGGTCTTTTGGCACCTGTTATAGGGTCTATTGGTTTGTTATTATGCCATCCTTTTATACAATCAAATGCATCAGTTATAGATATACCAGTACCGCTATCACCAGACCCTTCCAAACCAGATACTTTTTGAGAATAGATTCTTGCATTTTTTGCATAACCATATGTTTTACCCGCGGCAATGCCGGCCACGTGTGTACCATGTCCATCAAAATCTCTATAATGATTTGCGTTTTGAGTGCCACTTACGCCACTAAGTGTGTACCAGTTTATTTGTTGTACTCTACTATTCCCATTTGCATCTTGAAATTCAGGATGGTCTACCTGTAATCCACTATCTTGAATAACCACATCTACACCTCTTCCTGTGACCGTGTAGTCATATGTGGCAGTTGTAGTGGTTGATGTTCCATAATTGTTATCGGTTGATAAAGTTCGTATTAATCCCCAATTCACAAATTCACCACTATCGGATGTAGTTTTAGTAAACGTATTAGACTGCCTTTCTCTTAAACCTATTTGTATATCTGTTCTGTATTCTGGTGGAATTTCTACTCCTAATACTCTTTCATCTTGTCTAAGTATTTCGGCTTCTTCATCGGTTAGTAAGTACCAACATTGACGAAGTGATGCTGGTCTTTCGTTGGTATATTGAACCACACGATTCGGTATGTAAAGTTTACCGCCATCGGTATCACTTTCCATATCATTCCAAAACCCATCGTAGTCAATACCTGCATGTAAAATGACGTTGTACTCTTTCATATTTTATTAACTTAGTCTTACCCAACTACCATTTGCGTATCCCCAAAATGCATTTGATGTTGAATTATATATCAAATCTCCGTTGGATACTATTATACTTCCCGTTTGTGAATCGGTGAAAGTAGCCAATCTCAATGACGATGTTGTAATGATAACGGCCGTTGCTGCAGTTAAATTTAAACTGGAAGGTGATGTAATACCCGGTATACCTGCAGTATTTGTATAATATGCAGATGCGCTGATTGCGTTTGTTACTCCCAATGAACCCGTTATAGCTACATCATTTATAGTACTATATTTAGAACCAGTTAATGTAAATATACCACCTGCTCCACCTGCTCCACCACCCAATGATGATGTTGCTAATAAAGTTACTTTAGAGCCACTACCACCTACCCAAACATATCCTTCGGCTAAAGATGCAGTTAGTGAACCGGTTACTGTAAGAGTTCCCGCCATTTTGATGTTTTCATCCGTACTATAATATGCCGATGCAGTTGGTTTAAATATTGATTCTAAACTAACACCATTTACCAAAAGTGAACCATTTACACGCATTGAACCGGTAATTTTCGCCTGCCCAAATACCTCTAAACCACCGGTTATAAAAATACCTTCACCAGTTATTTGTGTTTTAATTTTTGCAGGTCCAATTTCAATATAGTTAGACATGTTTGCCGTATTCTCCGAAACATAATAATATGTTCCAGGAGTAGCTCCTGTTGTATTCCAAGTTACCGTACCATTAGTTCCACCATTACCACTAACTCCAGCAACACCGTTTCCAGTTCCAGTTAACGGTGTTGTTTTAATCCAAAACGGTTGTGCACTGGCAGTTGTATTAACTACGAATTGCAATACATCACCAACCGATGCTTTAATTGGAACATCATTACCATCAGTATATCCTAAAAATGTAAACGAATTACTACCATCTGCGCCAACGTACCAGGATCTTGTGGTATGTGTGAATATATCTAAAGTATTTGCAGATGCTGAAAGTTGAACTCCTAACTCTAATATTTGCGATGAACCAGAAACTAAACCATCCGGTAATGATACAGTATTAGTTGGCGCGGATATTGCTAACAAAGCACCATTTGATGAACCAGATGAGGTAAGAGTTACACCACTACCACTAATTGTTAAATTCCTTACGTCACTTAATATTGTAATTCCGGTATCTTGTAATCTAAGATTTACTCCTAATCCACTTGTACCATTAGTTCCATTGATTGCAAAGGCACTTGTACCATTTGTTCCTGATGTACCTGATGTACCCGTTGCTGATGTACCAGATGTACCCGCTGAGCCATTTGTTGCAGAACCACCAACAAGTGAAACGGATACTCTACCACTACCATTTGCAGCTATTTCAAATCCTGTTTGAAAATCTATTTGATTTAATCCCGTTAAAGTTTCATCAGAATCGGTTACAATAATTTCACTCAATCCACCACCACCACCCGGTGAAAATGCCGGGTCTAACGCGACCGTTACATCGGTTGTAATTCCATTTCCTGCTTGTATTATTACTGGCCATTTAAATCCAGGTTCATTTACAGAACTAAATGTTGTAGAACCACTAACATATGTATGGAAAGAACCCGCTGGTGTTGTACCGGATGTACCGGATGTACCCATGCTACCAGCACTGCCTTGTGCTCCCGTTGTACCAGAAGTACCAGATGAGCCGTTTTGTCCATTATTACCCGAAGTGCCTGATGAACCAAAATTTGTACCATTTACGCCAGATGTGCCGGCAGAACCGGTTGTTCCAGAAGAACCAGAAGAACCAGAAGAACCAGAAGAACCACCACTACCCGCACTCCCTGCAGTACCATTTGTACCACTTATTCCAGATGTTCCAGATGTACCTTGTGAACCATCTGTGCCGGCTGTTCCTGATAAAGCTCCACTCGAAACCGAGCCACTTAATGCGTTTACTAATCCTTCCAAATAATCCAGGTTCGTGTCCATCTCAATAGCCGTTAGAGGAGAACCTTTTGGAATACGTTTTGTTAATGCCATTTTATGTTATACTTGTATTGTTATTTTAATATACAAATAAATATAAAAAATGTTAGAAATGAGGAATTATTTTGAATTGGAATCCTTTTGTGTATCTTCTTTAGTTTTTTTGATACCATATGTATCTTTAAGAACAGATGGTTCTAATTGTATTAGCTCTACGCTTTTTATACCACTTAAATTATAAGTCCTGTATGTTGATTCGTTTGAAATGGAGTATATTGATTTACCTTTAATCGATGAATTAAATAATGAATTTCCACCGATACTACTGTTTATACACAATTCATCTAAAGAAATTGCTTTATCAAAATTTTCTTCTTTTAGCCCTTTTTTAAGAATTGTTTTTAACCAAGGTAAAAATTTATTAGGATTTATATCGGTTATTTTTATACAATTTAATTTTTTTTGATAAATCCCAATACAAAAAACTATTGCAGCATTGTTTCCACTTAATGCTTTAGTCTTACCATCACTTGCATATTGATATGAATTGATACGATATATATTTCTAGGTTTAATAAGGGTTTTACCAACCGATGATTCAGACTTAAATAATTTTTGGTATTGCTGTGTAAACGGCATCTTAAATTTTATTTAATTGTGGTATTTGCATTTTAGTTTTATTCAACTGAGGGATATTGAACGGAACAACTTTAGCTGCTTCTTTTACATAAGTATTTAATATTTCTGTAAATTTATTATGCATATGCTCCAAAGTAAAATTGTTTAATGTATTTTCTTTAAGTCCTGCCGATTTTTGCAAATATGTATTATAATTGTTAAAAACATCATACATTTTATTTGCCGCCGCTGAATAATTTACGCTAAACCATTGTGCTTCTTTCATTATAAATTGGTCAGCTGCCGATTCATCCACCGCTGTCAATGTACCTTCTAATAGTACAGAATGTTCCGCTGGTAAGAAATCCAACTGCCCACTCCATCCACTCGCTAAGATTGGTTTACCTGTTAAAGTAAATTCGGCCATAGGTCTACCATATCCTTCACCTTTGGCAAATGATAACATAGCTTTAACTTTAGGATGATGGTATAAATTAGCCATATCAGTTTCTTCTAAATCACCATGTAAAAGATATATTGATGGACATTTATCTCCAAACGTTTTAACAACTTCTTCTATTTTTTTACGAGTTTCTTCTCTATCGATTATTGAAAATCCGGCATGCGATGTTTTTACAAGTAATGCCGGTCTTTTATCTTTTGGAAGATATTGAAATACGGTTGCAAATGTTTTTATAGCCATACCTATATCTTTTCTATCTTGTCCTAATGAGCCTTTTAACCAATGTCCAACGGTTAAAAAACAAAAATCTTCTTTTACATTTTCCAATACATCCTTACCACTTCCTTTAGAAAATATCTGAGTATCTACTCCTTCAAAAAGAACTTCAATAGGTATCGTTGTTCTAGTTTCCCCAACAATATTTCCAGAAGCCTGGTCTTTATGTTGGTAAACCGTTCCACCCAAATTTTGTTTTGTAAAATTTGATGGTACAATGATTAAATCCATTTTGTTAGAACCATCGATAAAATCTTTTGGACAAATTGTAGTTTCAACGCCAGCAGTTACACCAATATTATAATGTCCTTTTGCTTCAAATTCGTTTGCTACTGAAACTTGCATAAACACATCTGGCTTTTGCTCAATTGCAGTAATAACTCTTTCTAACATCCATCTTCCAAATTCAGATTCACCATCTACTTGGTTTTGTGGAGTATTACCCCATCTCAATGGTATGATTTTGATATCATACTTATCCATTTTACGAAGTGATTTCATCAAATCTCTACAATGGTCACCATATCCACTTCTCGTAAAAATAGGTCCCTGAAATACTAATGTTGGTTTACTCATAACTTATTTAATTTTGAATACTTCAAATCTTTTTCTTGGTTTCCAGTTTTGGAATGTTGATTCAATTCCATCAATTAGGGTTTGGCACATATTGGTATGATTTAAACCTGCCTCATTAATAAAGAACTCTCTACCTTCTAAAGCGTTTGCCTTTCTTTCTTCTTTTGGTGTGTTGTACACTTTTAATATCGCTTCAGATACATCATCTAAATCAACTCTATCATCCCAAATGTATGGTGTTGGTACTGAACCTGCTAATGCCTGTGCTCTGCTCCATACAGGAATGCACCAAGAACCAGGTTCTGCTTTACCTTCCCACTTTCTCCACTCATGCAATGAGCCAATCTTAATATAATCATCGGCAACTAATACATTACCTTCAACTTTAAATCCACATTGGTCTTGCAATCCACCAGTTACGTTTACAATGATTGGTGTACCAGCCATTACCGATTCTGCAGTTGCCAATCCAAATCCTTCATTATTAGCGATGTTAATAGTACAATCTGCAATATTGTAGCTCCAATTTAATTCGTTTTGTGTTCTTCTTTTTTCTGAAAATATAATGTTGTATCCATTTGCAATTGCTTCTATAACTGCCGGCAAATCAGTTCCATTTTCATCAACCGGTTGTGTATGCATTACTAAACAAGTTTTGTCAGCTTTCTCTTTTCCAATTTTATCACAAAATAGTTTATATGCCCAAATAACATCAGCGGGTTGTTTTCTTCTAATATTTCTATTTGACCAATACAGTATAAAATCATATTCTTTATCACCCAAAATATCTTTACGATATTCGGAAGGTACTTCAGCTGGTTTATATAAATCGGTATTTATACCATGTGGTACATAACTTACTTGCCAATCGGCTTTAGTTACCCAAGTTGATTTATCGTTTCTTGCACTAATTCTTTTTATAATACCATATGTTTGGCGGGAAATACATCCAATCCAATCACAACTTTCATAATAATTTCTATTATACATTGGGTCTGGCAAATCATCCCAAATTGCGTAGAATAATAAAGGAACATTTTGTCTGATTTCATGTTCGATATCGTACAACCATGTCCAATAACGAGGGTCAGTAAAGTGTAAGATAGCATCAGGCTTTTCCGCATTAATTAGTTGTCTAATTAAATCAGGATTACCATAACCATTCCAAGGGAGTATCTTTACATTGGCATCGGGAATATTATAATTTTTTTGAATATCTTCACTTAAATCTAAAACCTTACCTGCTTCAGGATGATTAATAGCGGCTCCAACTTGAAACCAGTCATATTTGTGCGCAGTACCAAGCACCAATTCTTTTGAAACTGTGGCAATACCACTTGCCATTCTTAAATCATCTGAAAGTAACAGAATCTTCTTTTTTGCCATAACTTATTTATTTTCTTAAAATTGTGAACCTGAGATTTGAAGTTTTGCGTATTCGTTCATTTCCTTTCTAAAGTCTGCGTCATTAACGTATCTTTCAACTGTTCTATTGACTAATTTTTGTAAAGTAACATCTGAATTGAATGATACTTTTTTAAATGATGAATATACATCTTTCAATATCTTCACCGTTGTTAGTTTTGTGTTGTCTTGAATCATTGTATCGATTTATATATTTGTATATATAAGTATATTGGAAATAAAAAAACCGATAATTTTTAAAAACTTTTTTTAAGCTTTCCCATCACATATCCCTCTACTCATAAATTCACACCATTTACAATTCTTTTTGTTTTGTCCAGGTACTTTAGGATATGGGATATCTTTATAATTACCAGTGTCATCGAATACAGTATTAATGAATTCCATAAATTCATCATATACTTTATTAACCGAAGGTGTACCATTTGGAGGTACGTGTTTTGAAATATATGGAATTGGAAACGCAGAATCTTCAGGTAGTTTTCTTCTCATTATCTGATATTCTACTTTTATTTTAGTAAGAGGAATATTAAATAATTCTGAATAGTATTTTTTATATAGTAAGATTTGAGAATTTTTCATCTTATCCGCTTTTTGATATTGATTCCAACCCATCGTTGAAGTTTTTAAATCAACGATTATAATTGAATTTTCAGCTAAATCTCTTAATACAATATCTATAAACCCAATAAAATGAACACCCGGTTTAATATTTGCGTTTAATGGAATTTCAATACCAACTAGTTCGTAGCCGGATTTGGAATAAAACTTACTACAATATTTCTTAAACCAACTAAGGATTCGTCTGCCATCACCATAAAATTCTTCTAATTCTAATTGAGTACACGGAGTACCTTCACTCAGAGCTTCCTTTTCTTTGGTAAAATTTTCTTTCATTCTATCTAATAACAAGCTATCCAATTCAATTTCATCGGCTTGTTTTTTAGATACACCATACATCACCGAAAGATAATGTTGGATAGTTTCGTGCATTGCACTACCAAATAGTGTGTGAATGTTACCGGAACTTTCACCTAATTTATCTATATAGTTTAACTTATATTGTTGGGGGCAGCTACTCCACATTGAGTACTGCGAAAATGATACTTTTGCCATTATGTTTATTTATACCTTAAAGATACGAAAAAAAGGTGAGATTACCAAATTATACTTTAAGTTTCAACTTAGTAATTTCTTTTGGATTTGTGCCGTATGCTTCGGCAATTCGTTTAATTTCTTCTCTACCAGTAGCACTTTCATATAATATATCTAAATATTCAGATGCTTCTCTAGTAGAAACCATAAACCATTTGGCTACCAAATCAATAATCCATTGTTCATAATCTTTTACCGATTTGCCTTTCATATAACGAAGATATGTTTTACCTTTTGGTATGACTCCAATCAATGCTTTATAAACAGCTTTAGGAGGTGCTTCTTGAATATATGGTTGTATTTCCGCTACCATCTCAACCCAATCAGGGTTCATAGACATATAACGGATAATTAACCAATTACTCCAAGTCTTTTTATCAGCATCATCCAACTTATCCCAATACTTTGGGTCCTGGTCTTTTGTAATTGCATTGATGTGGTCAAATAATCCTTTTGCCATTAGTCTTCTACTTTTAAACCCGGAGGTAATAATTCATTCAATACTTCACCACAATCACCACAAAGGAATAATTCTACTGGTAATACCTCATCCTTTGGTTTTCCGGTTAATAACTTTGAAATTTTACGAAATCCAAAACCTTGTACGAAAATCTCACCACCGCATTTCTTACATCCAATTGCTTCAGTTTTTTCTAAAGGTATTGGTTTTTCTTCTTGTCCTCCGATTGGTTGTCCACCTGCTCCTAAAATGTTAGCCATTATATAATATTTAAAATTTGAATTAGTGTAGCCGCTGCGATAATTTCTTTATCAATTGCTATTGCGGATTTAGCAACCCCATCACCTAAAACTAAAATTACATTTGCAGTATTTTCTCCCGCATAATCATCAACTTTGTCATATAGCAATGTATAAAGGTCAGAAAAATCAGTAGCCTTTGAATCAAGAATTGTTTGCCTAATTTTCATATATTTGTTTCTCTTATCATCATTTGATTTAAGAACTTCGAGAACTTTCAACTTATAATCATTCTCTAAAAGATTTTGTACATCAACTTGCAATTTACCTTTAAGAGAATTTAATTGACAAGTATTAATAATCTTACGAATATCAGGATAAGAAGAATCAATAATTGGAACTAAATCTTTTGGGTCAAACTCAA